CGAAAGCTCCAGCAAGTTTAGTAGTAAATTGTAGATGCACAGAGGCATTTGTAGAGGTAATAGATGAGTGAAGAAATAAAAAGACCAAAAGACTTGGTGTTCAAAAATACACCGATAGAACTTAAAGAAGATGGAGATACTAGATACCTAGAGGCTGTATTTTCTTTATTTGATAAAGTAGATTCAGATAATGATATAACTGTATCAGGAGCTTTGAAATCAGGATATGAGGGCAACAAAGTGCCTTTAGTTTGGAATCACGATTGGAGCAAAGTAATTGGTAGAGGTGTTATTGAATCAGATAATGAAAAAGCAGTTTTTAAAGGATATTTCCTTAATACTGAATCAGGCAAAGAGGCTTATGAAACTGTTAAGCAGATGAGAGATATGCAACAGTTCAGTTATGGTTTCCAAGTTTTAGATTCAGAAACATCAACAGCAACAGATTCAAAGGGAGATGAGATTCCTGTGAGAGTGTTGAAAGATGTAAAAGTATGGGAGGTTTCTCCTGTTCTTGTTGGATCACAACAAAATTCATTTGTTCAGGCTTTGAAATCTGGATTAGATCAGTTTGAAAAAGAAGAAGATATTGAAGATGAAGAAGAAGAAAAGAGAGCTCTTGGGGATGATATATATACAACAAGAGAAGAGGCAGAGGCAAGAGCAGAAGAATTAGGATGCTCTGGTGCTCACGAACATCAAAAGGATGGCGAAACAGTTTACATGCCATGTGCCTCTATGGATGATTACACAACATTAACAGGACAAAGACATAGATCAGAAGATGATACAACTCTGGTTTATGCAGGTAAGATTTCAAGTGAAACTGATACAGAAATCAGCACTTCTACTCAACAGGGTAAAAGGCTTGAAGAACAAGCCCTATCTTCTCTTGAGGAGATTAAGGCATTTACAGAGAGAATAGAAGATCTTGCTCTTCTAAGAAACTCTGAAAAGAAAACAATGAGTTCAAAATCAACTGAATTATTGTCTAAGTATTTACAGGGTTTGAATGCAATCTATAACAGATTGGATGATGTCTTGGAAACACATGGATATGATGAGGTTTCTGATGATGAACTTTTTTTGGAAGTTCAAAAGAACATTTTTAAAAACCAATAGGAGAAAAATATAATGGCAACATTAAAAGAACTTAGAAATGAGAAAGCTGCTAAATCAAATGAGTTAGCAGATATTTTTGATTCTGTTGAAGAAATGTCTGAATTAACATCCGATCAAAAAGAAGAAATAAAAAGAAGAAATCAAGAACTCGCAGATTTAGGCGATTCAATTACTGAATTACAACAGTTAGAGGAAATAAAAGAATCTAATGATAAGGTAGAAGAAAAGGTAGCAAAAACAGCTCCTATCTACCAAGAGCCAGAAGTTGAACAAGCACCAAAATCTATGGGGCAACAATTTCTTGAGTCTAATGCTTACAAAAGTTTCGTAGATCATGGATTAACAAATATTCCATTTGAAACAAAAACTACTGTAACAACTTCAGTTTGGACTAGAGATACAATCTATCAACAGGTTATTCCTGCAATAGAGCCAGATCCTAATCCAGCATTAGATCTTGTAGATTCTATTAACACAGATCAAACAACTTATTATTTCTTACAAGAGGGATCAACAAACAACGCAGCCGAAAAAGCAGAGGGAAGTGCAGCTCCAGAGGATGCTTTCACTTACACAGCAGTTACTGCTCCTGTTTCAAAATTCATTACAACTCTACCTATAACAGCAGAGTTGCTTGAAGATCAAGCAGGTGCTCAAGCATATTTTGATGGCAGATTAGCAAATCATGTTATGCAAAGACTAGAAAAGCAGTTCCTAATCGGTGGAGCAGTTGCACCAAACATTAGAGGATTAACTCAACATGCTGGTATTAATACAATTACATACACAGCAGGAGCATTCCCAGCTAATGCAGGTGGTAAGTTGAGAACAGTTTTGGATGGAATCAAAGATGTTGAGGTAAATGGTAAATTGAGCCCAGATGCAGTTCTTATGAGCCCAGCAGCTTATAACGCACTTGTAGCTCAAGTAGATGGTAATAACAACTTCATGTTAGGTGCATCAGCATTAGCTGGTACTCCTACCATTTGGGGATTACCTGTTACAAAATCATCTCAAATCGGTGGAGCAGTTGGAACTACTATTGATGTAGTTGTAGGTGCATTCGGTGGATCTTTAGCAGCTAACCATGTGTTCAGAAGAGGTATGGAACTTTCCATCTCTGAAAATGCAGCAGATGGCGACTTTGGAAAAGATATATTGACAATCAAAGCATCATTACGATACACATTGGCAGTATATAAACCACAGGCATTCACAAGAATCAACGATATAGAATAAATTTATGGAAGAGCAGAGTCATACTTTTGTTTTAAAGACAGAGGTTGTTGACTCTGCAATCCATATTGAAAAGGAGAAATCAATGAAAATTGTAGAAAAAGAAAATCAAATGGTTTGGAAAGATAACAAAACCGGAAAAATGCAACAGGGTAAAGAATGCCCATTTACATCCGGAGTGTTAGTTGCTGGTATGGGAGATGAGATTCCAAAGGGTATAACCAAAAAAGCAGCAAAGAAACCAGAAACAAAAGCAGTAAAACCTAAAGAAAATAAGTAAGCTATGTGGTTTGATAATCCTTTATTGGATGATCTTGATGAGGAGTTAGATGAGCCATCAGTACATGGACAAGAGCGAACTAAAGACATTTCTTGGAATGTCTGGAACAGCTCAAGATAATAATTTAGATTTTGCATTAGATGCTGCAAGTGCAGCTATTGATGATTTTTGTGGAAGAGTATTCTACAAAACAGATGTGCAAGATAGATTTTATGATTGTGAGTTCACAGATTTTGTGATGGTTGATGATATTGCAACAACAACAAATCTAGTTGTAAAAACTTTGAACTCTGATGGCACAGATCACGAAACCTTAACACTAAATACTGATTTTTATTTATATCCTCATAATGCAGCAAACTTAGATCCTAAGATGCCATTTGATAAGATAGTCATGGCGATAGAGGTAAGTGGTAAAGTCTTACCAACTAAATATCCAAGAGGATTGAAAGTTACTGCGAGTTTTGGGTTTCCGGTGCAGTCTGGAAGTAATACAGTACCGGCAGCAATACAACAGGCAACACTTATACAAGCTGCTCGGTTTTTCCAGAGAAAGAATAGCCCTATGGGATTTAGTGGCAATCCTGAAACAGGCAATGCACCGGTTATTTTTCTATCAGAGTTAGATCCTGATGTTAAGACACTTTGTAAAAAGTTTAAGAAAAAAACTGTTACATTATCAGCAGGGCGACCATTCGTAGGTATTACGCAAGTAAATAGGAATAGGATTTATGGAGCATGAAACTTACATTAAAAGGTGCTCTTGATTTAAGTAGGTCAATAAATAATCAATCTATTTGGAACAAAAGATCAGTAGATTTTTTCAATGATTTAGGTAGAGATTTAGTTCAGGATGCAAAAGATAGATTAAGACTTCCACCATCTCCACAATCAAAATCAAGTAAATCAACAGGTAAAGCACAAAGATCAATATATTTTAAAAAACTAGGAAACACGAATGTGCTTAGAATGTCAAAGGGAATAAGTCTTGCTACTTCAGCACCTTACGCACCTTTTATTCATGGTAAACCTATATATAGAAGTTTTAGACCAATAAAGAGAACAAGACCATTTTTTCCACCATATAAAGAG